GCCAATCCGCAGCGTCGCCAGATCGGCGGCAAGCTGAAAATTATTCTCTATGCCACCGTAGCCTTCGCCGCGTTGGTCGATAATATCAGCGGCTTGCGCCAGTAGTTCTTGAGGATTCATTTATCATCTCCATAAGAGCCGCCCGTTCGCGTAACATGCGCAGCACCGTGTAACGCTGGTGCAGACGCACTAAGATGGTCGAGCGCCGGGCGTGACGTTGTTCCATCTCCAGTAGGTCTAAGACCTCCTGTTCGGTAAGATCAGCAAGCTGATCGTTAAGGGTTTTCCATGTGACTGGTTCGGTCATTTCAATTCTTCCAAGGCTATCTCAGCCAATGTTCGTTTATCGTGTAGCGCGTCAAATATTCTTTGGTCAATAGTATTGTTGCACATGATGACGTAGCACCACACATCGCGCGTCTGTCCGCTGCGGTGCAGACGACCGACCGTTTGCTCGAACAGTTCAAGCGACCACGGCAGCGACAGGAAGATGATCTTGTTGCCGCCGAATTGCAGGTTCAACCCGTGGCCGGCGCTCTTGGGATGGATCGCCAGCAACTCTATCTTGCCGGCGTTCCAGCGCTCGATGGCGTCAGGCTCGTCAATCGTGGCGACGTTAAATAGTCTTTTCAGTTCGGCTAGTTCTTCTTTGTAATTGTAGACGATGATGGTGTTGTCGCGTTGATTTTCGTCTATTATTTCAGCCAGCGTCGTGAACTTTTGACGCCCATACCACTGAGCAGCGCCGACATTATCATACGCGAAGCCGGACGTAAGCTGCTGAAGTTTGTTTGTGACAGCAGCCGCTGTTGGAGCCGTGATCTCTTCATGCACATATTCCCTCTTCATGTTTTCATACGGCGCGCGGTCGTCGAGATCGCAGCGCATTTGCACGACATGGAGCGGCGGTAACTTGTCTTTATATTCGCCAGGCTCTAGCACATAGGTCGCCGGCCTGATCGCCTCCATGACCTTCGGCAGCGCTTGCGGCAGCGGCTCCCACTGGCCAAAGTCGCGGTTCACGCAATAGAAGTATTGTTGTAGAAACGCGCCCTTGCTGCGGCCTAGCAGCGCTTGGTCGACGACCTTGCATTGGCCGAACACGTCTTCTAAACCGTTAGACGTAAATGACCCCGTCAAACCCCAGCGGATCTTAAACTGGTCGAGGATCTTGAGAAGATGTTTGAACCGCTTGCCGGACGGGTTTTTCAGCCGCGTCAACTCGTCGAAGATAATGCCGCCGAAGCCGGTCGGGTTGATGGAGGGGATGTTGTCGTAGTTGGTTACAACAATGTCGGCGTCGGATTCGAACGCTTTTTTACGTTGCGCGGGCGTGCCGACTGCGACGGTGATGTTAAATTCAGGAGCCCATTTGCGCCCCTCGACCGGCCACACATCGGTGCAAACGCGCTTCGGCGCTAACACAAGCCAGCGGTCGCAATGACCATGAATAATCATCTCGGTCATCGCGGTTAATGTGATCGCTGTTTTGCCCGCGCCGACTGGCGCAAGGATCATGGCCCGGTCACGACTGAAAAGGAAATCGGCGGCGTCGTGCTGGTATGGTCGGAGATCCATTTGTCAACTTCTTCTTTAGACCAGAGACAATCGTAGTTCTGACTGAGCGTCATCATCTCGATTGCAAATCGTCGCTGTAGTTCGCTGAGTTTGCCGCCGGGGCGCTTCAGTTCTATGAAGTGCGTCGTGCCGTCAGGTAGACAGACCACGCGGTCGCTGACGCCGCGATTCGATGGCGATACGAACTTATAGGCTCGACCGCCGATCTGTGCGACGCGGCGCATGAAATATTTTTCGATGTCTTTCTCTAGCATAAAAAGTCTCTTGACATACCCGTAAAGAAAAGTCTAGTGTCGAATCACTGAAAGGTAAGGTAATGACACACAGTAATATCGTCGGCGGCTCGTCCGCAAAGCGTCTAATTAAATGCCCTGGCTCTCGTAAGTTAGTGGCGGAATTACCCCCTAAACCGACAAGCAGTTACGCGGAAGAAGGTTCGCGTCTGCACGACGCCATGCACATGATCTTGTCGCACGGCGCGAAGGTCGACGACTACACGGATAATGAGAAGATTATCCTAGCGCTTGACGCGTTGAATGAAATCGACCCTAATAACGAGTTGGAGTTTGCCACAGAGGTTAACGTTCACTTTGGAGGCTTCCTTGCCGGAGTTTTTGGTAGTTGCGATCTCGCTGGCCGCATACGCAATCGCGCGATACTGCTAGACTGGAAGTTTGGAGACGGCGTTGCTGTCGACGCAGAAGAGAACGAACAGCTTATGTTCTACACGGCGGCCGGTATGCGCACGCCAGAACTGCGCTGGGTGTTTGAGAACGTCGACGAGATCGAACTAATCATCGTGCAGCCGCCGTATGTAAAGCGCTGGGTGACGACGCCCGGTCGCATAAAAGCGTTTGAGCGCACGCTGTATGATGCTGTGCAGCAATCTTTCAAGCCCGACGCGCCGTTTGCCGCTGGTGATCATTGCCGTTGGTGTTCGGCTAAGCCTGTCTGTCCGTTGCTTACAGGTAAACTTGAGCGCGCCGTTGCGACTAAAGTGAAGGCGATTGACCCGGAGAAAATGCAACATGCTTTGGCGATGGCGATACTTGCGGAAGAATGGGCTAAAGGCGTTCGTGAACTGGCCCAGACGATGCTGGAAAATAACGCGCCAGTGCCGGGGTGGAAACTCGTGCCCAAACGGGCCACTCGCCAATGGGCTGATCCTGTTACGGCGGAAGCGACTTTTAATGAAATGGGATTGGGTTTCACGGAGTTCATGGAATTAAAATCGCCGGCACAAATCGAAAAGGCGCTTAAAAAGCGTCATATTGCGATGCCGGAAGGTTTTACCGTTTCCATGTCAACAGGTAACACGATAGCGCCGGAGAGCGATCCCCGTCCTGCCGTGCTTACAATAGGCAAGGACATCCGTTCTGCCTTCTCTAAGCTAAAGGTCTAGTCATGTCTAATATTGTGAAGTTCGGCAACGCCAATCTCCCCACCGCTGCGTCTCTGGCTGAGTCGCTGCGTAAACTCGATACTGACGCTGGCGTCGGTTCGGTCATCCTGAAAATGGATAAGACCGGCCATTGGGTTTACGGCGCGGATCAGACTGAGATCGACAAAGACGGACGCTGGGCGGTCAATCCGTTCTCGTTCGTCCACGGTTTCATCGCGTGGGGCGAAGGCGAAGTGCTTGGCGAGAAGATGGTGTCCATTACGGAGCCGCTTCCCGAACTGGACGTGCCCCCGCCTGGCGCTAAGCGCGGATGGGAGCCGCAGGTCGGCATGAGCGTCAAGTGCCTCGACGGTGAGGATGCTGGCACGGAAGCCCGCTACACGGTCACGTCCGTTGGCGGTAAGCGCGCTATGCACCAGCTTGCCATGAAGGTTGCCGATCAGGTCGAGAAAGATCAGGACGCCCCTGTGGCCGTCGTGAAACTCGGCTCGGAATATTATCAGCATAAGTCCTACGGTCGCGTCTACACTCCGGTGTTTGACGTGATCGAATGGATTTCGCTCGACGGTGCGCCAGCCGAATCGGTCGATGGCTCTACCGCAGACACTGGCCGTCGTCGTCGCGGCTGATGATAGAGAGGCGGCGGCTTAGGCCGCCGTCTTTTTCTGGGAGAGCCGATGACTGACTATACCGACCTAATCGAACGGCTGCGCGCTCCCGTGCCGACTGTCTATGACTGCAAAGACGCCGCCGACGCATTAGAGGCGCAGGCACGACGGATTGCGGAGTTGGAAAAGATGCTCGCCGTGCATCGTCTGGCGGTTGACGTTGACGCCTTAAAAGCCCGCATCGCGGAGTTGGAAGCGGAGAACGAAGAACTGAAAAAGGCAATTTCTAAACCGTGGATGGGTTCTGCCCGCGCCGCTTATCTGGGAGAGAAGGAATGATTGAAGATCTGTCGCTGTATCTGTTCTTCTACGGCTTCGGCTTAGCATCGGGAGTGTTTGTGTCATGGATCGAATCGAGAAGGTAAGCCGGTATATTCCGGTCAACATGCCGCGTAATGGTAGCGCCGAAGATAACGGCAGCAGCGCGCGTCACATGCTCCTGTCTATCCCCCGCATCAAGTTCTTAGAGGGCGGCACGACAGAATACTATCACAAGTATAGCGTGCTGAAGCATGAGCCTGTCATCATCAACCCCAGCTACAGCGACAAGTGGTGCGAACTTATCAAAGCCGATCCGCTGACGGAACGCGAGTTAGAAGTCGAAAAACTGATAAACGACGGTAACTCGCACAACGTCGTAGCGATCAAGCTGCACATCGCCAAGAACACAATCGCCAACATCATCACTCGCGTCCGCGTCAAGCGCGCCTACCAGAGCCTGAAAAAATGAAACACATTATCCTAGCCGCCGGCATAGCCGTGTGGGGCGGCCCTAACGGGCCAGTCGCCACCGAACTGCAATACCCCGAAGAGAACTTTTACTACACGCCCTACGGTCAGATCAGCGCGCCAAAGGTGGGCGACATGACGATCTACAACGGCCCGAACGGTGAGTATCTTGGCTACCGTCTCGAAAGCGGCGACGAATGATCTGGCTCGATTTCGAGACAAGATCGGAATGCGATCTGAAGACGGCGGGCGTATATAACTACGCCCGTCATCCGTCAACGCAAGTTATTTGCATGTCGTATGCTATTGATGACGGCCCTGTGCAGACATGGCGGCCGGGTGAACCTATGCCGGAGATTACGGGTCAGATTCGGGCTCACAACGCGGCGTTCGAGCGGCTTATCTTTTGGCACGTCCTCAAGATGGATATACCGCTTGAACAATTCTACTGCACCGCTGCGCAAGCGCGGGCGAACTGTGCGCCAGGGAGTTTAGAAGATGTCGGACGATTCGCCGGAACTGAAATGCGCAAAGATCATCGTGGCGCTGCTCTGGTTCGTGCTTGCTGCATTCCTCCATACCGTGATGATCTCATACCGGAACTTATCGAATACTGCGAGCAAGACGTTAGAACAATGCGCGCCGCCAGTAAAGCCATGCGGGAACTGACGCAGGAGGAACTAGATGATTATCACACTAACGAGCGCGTCAATGACCGTGGCGTTCTTGTCGATCAGCGTCTATGCCGCGCGGCGGTCAAGTATGCGGCTGACGAACTTCAAGAGATCGAAACTACGGTTAAGACCGTCACTAACGGTGAGATCACGTCTGTTAGAAGTCCTAGAATGCGACTGTGGGTGCAAGAGCGGGTGGGGCCGACAGCGCTCAAGCTCATGGAGCGAGACGACAAGTTCTCCATTGACAAATCAGTCCGCGCGAACCTACTGGCCATAGACGACCCAGATGAGGTGCCTCCCGATGTCAGAGAAGTCATACAATGCGCTGACGACCTTTGGGCGTCTTCTGTTGCTAAATTTAATCGCCTTGATAATCTTGCTTGTAGT